CCCCAAGTTCTACACCTACATATGTGAGAACGTTGGCTCCCACAAAGATTGTTGGTGCGAAGATACTAGGCACTTAGAAGGGCAATTAAAACTAATACAACAACAGGCGTTTAGAAAGGCTATTTAACTGATTTGATATTTAGCCGTTCACCCATTAAAACCTTCTCTGAAGCCTCTAAAATAAAAGCAGAATGCAGTTTTATAATATCTACTTTATCTTTTTCTATCATAGAAGGTGTAAGGCTTAAGTACTTTATTATGTCTGCGTTGGTCTTTAAAACCACAGACATTTTATTCTCTGGCGTTATTAAAAACTCTTCTGTCATAAGGTTTGTAACTCCCTTTCTAAATGATCGTGTAGGCCCTCTAATTTTAAATAAGTTTCTTTAAGAACCTTTTCAATATAAGGCCTTTCGTGTCCTTTAAAAATATCATTGACATTTTTCAATGGTAACCTGCTTAGTTCAGTCATTAGTGTGCCGCTCGAATCTACATAAACCTGGAAAGATATTATATTCCCTCTCATATCTCACATACACCTCCAACACATGCAAGTGTTTGTGGTCCTTCTGTGTTATCTTCTGATTCATTTATGTCCCACTTGAAATTCTTAGGAAGTGCCTTAATTTGTTTCATATAAGTCGCTTTGTCTATTTTCTGATACGGTGCTTGTTGGTACACATGATCTGCTTCAGGTAAGAATGAGATACCGCTAACACTATCGAAGTTCTCCCATACCCATTGGCACACAGAGAAGAAGTTATCATCGTTATAGTAGCAGGTCATCGAGGGTTTATGTTCACACCAACTGTCTTGATAGACCTTCCAAAGTTCTAATTGCTCTAAAGCCTCCATGCTATCAACTGTAATAGCATTCTTTGGAGCCTTCTGAGGAAACGCAAACACCCAATTAGAATTATTAGTTACGTCTTCTTCATGTGGAAATCCAGCTTCAAGCATCGTAGTAGCCAGCGGGTCTTTCTTATCTGCTCTAATAGTCCTTATATAGTAATTACTGAACCTTGGGTGTATTCCAGAGGCGCTGTCTGTCAATTGTGAGACAGTTCCACTGGGCTTTACACACGTAATTGACGTAGAAGCGCCTATTCCAAGCTTCTTTGCCCACTTAACGTTCGTTTCTATGGCCTTTTTCTTTAAGGAATCGAGTAAACTACCTAGCTCTTTATAGCCTGTAGCGCCGTTAGTGAGTTTACAGTCCATAATTCCAGTAAGTGAAACCCCTAACAAGGCCTCCTCTTCTGTATTCCTTTTCCAGATATTTCTAAGGTATCTGAAGTCAGTCATCGAAGATTGCAAAGTTCCTAATGTAGTGGCAAGCACTACTTTTTCTAATAGGGTTTCCTTTGTATCGTTAGCCCGTACAATAACTTCAGATAGATTACAGAACTGATAAGGTCTTAGGATTATCTCAGAGCAGGGGTTGGTTCCAAACTTATAATCGGCATCTCTGCGACCATTACGGGCCGCTATGTTTTGTGCAGCTATCCGACTAAAGATCCCCCGCTCACCCGACTTGGACTTATAGAGTCTTTGCATCTCCGAAGAATAAGTATCGAAGTCGGGCTTCTCAGAATACACAGCACTGTTGTTTGCTAAAGCCCGTTGCCCATTAGTCGAATACCAGTCCCCGTTCTTAGCATTAGCCATCCTGTTGTCTGTAACATTACTTAGGCTTATAAGCGCAGACCTCCTGACCCCGCCGACAACTACGATATCTGCTATCTTACATACAAGATCATGACACTCCAAAGAAGTAAGGTTCCGGCCCGTTGAATTTTTAAACAGTTCTACCGTAAAGTTAAACAGGTCTGCTAAAGGTTGAGGTCCACTGGCCCTGCCGCCGAAGATTTTCAGCCTGGCCCCAGCAGGTCTTATTCTGGATAAGTCACACTTAGGTATCTTACCAGCATACAGAAGGCTTATAAGCTCCCTGAAGGCACTTGCCCATCCTATCTTACTGTCTGAGACTACTATAGTAGAATCCGTTTCATGGAAGCTGTCAGCGACCACAGGGAGTTGTCGAATGTAATCTCTCTCTACACTAAAGCCTACGCCAGTCCCACATAGTAATATGTACATAAGCTCATCAAATGATCTAGGGCTGTCTATAGGAAGATAACTACAGTTAAACCCTGCTACGTTATCGCGCCTTAACGCCTCTCCAGCGGTCATCAGGCAACGCATAGAGGGCATTACTTGATGGCTGGAAATAGCATTAAACAATTCAGCAGCGTCCAACTCATCTATTTGTTTTCTTTCTATAAAGAAATCTAAGTATCTATTGACTGTCTCTTCCCAGGTTTCACGGCGTTGTTCACTGTCTAAGTATCGAGCGTATCTGCTCTTATGTATGTATTCTTGGTATTGGTCCATTGTCTTTTTCAAACTCCTCTATTAAAAATTCGTAGTTGCCAGCTACATAAGCTGTGTAATTCTTTTGGTCTTGTTCTTTGTTATCTCTTTTCTCGTCACAGTATTCAAAGTATTTATGTTGGCAAAAGCGCACGAAAAGTTTATCGTTATCTGTCATTTGTCATTGCTCCTGCTCCTCGTTTCTCTTAAAGGTTTTTTTCTTTGCTTTCTTAGATACTTTCTTCTTAGCCTTTTTATCGTACCTATCCCTCCGTTCCTTTTTAACGTCGATGTAGTTTTTTTCCATTACTTTATTCCTGTGTCTCCAAGAACCCCAGCAATCTTTTCTCGTACCACTCCGCTTTCAAGAGATCTTCTATGCCGTTCTTGTACCGAAACCTCCAACGGTACTTCAAGCTGTTTCCTCTTAAGTAACCGATATACTCTTCGCCTGTTAACATAGCCTCTATCCCGTCGATGCATTCTATATCTCCTTTATTATAATGTGGGGGGTTGTTCACATTGTCAGGTTTGTGGGGAGCCACTGAATTCCACTCCTCTGGTGTTACATCGTTAAGTTTCTTTTTAGTCTTTTGTTTCATTGTCTATCCACTCCTTTGGTATACTATCAACACTGAACCATCTAAATCCGTTGGCGCTTGCCCATTCTCCATGTGATCTTTTTGTCCCGTCCTTACGCCTTTTTGCTTGTGGCATGGGCGCTGAAGGTTTCAAGAATAAAAAGACAAGCTCAGTGTCCTCTTCAAGAACCTTCTTAATCCAGATATATTTACTGTACTCTGCGTAGTCCCAGAAACGTCCTTTGGATTCTAATAGTATTTTCTTACCCTCTAGGTTCCTGACAAAATCAGGCTCGTAAGTATGCTCTATGATGTAAGGGACTTTATCGGTATGGTGTTCCCAGTCTTTAAGTATACCAGAATGTAAAACATATTCCCAATTAGAGTCGTACCCTTTAATAAGATTCTCTTCAACAGGGCGAGGAACCCTGGGTATACGTTTACCGTTCCTAATCTTCAATGTATCGTCCTGATTAGTTCCAGTTCTTGCTCTATAGCATTGTTTAAAGCGATGAGAGTTTCGACAGGGAGCGTTTCAAGCTCCCCCGTTGTCAACGCTTCTGCAAGGCTACAGATAACGAACTCAATTGGCATGTTAATTAGCATGACTAACTGCTTTTATTTTTGCTGCCACTCTATATCCTTTAAGGTTATAGAATTAATATCCCTGCCTTGTTTCATTAATTTTTTTATGTTTTGTTTGGCCCAGCGGATCGTATAAAAAGAAACCCATCTACATTTCTTGGCATAGAAATGCGTGTCTTCAGGAAGGAAACCCGCGAAGTTTTCGTTGGTAATTTTATTTACATCTTCTTCAGGCACAACGCTTTTCAACCAAGCCAGGATAATTTCTTCGGCCCTTCTATTAACTCTTTTAGCCATTTTACCATTCATGTATTTCAGCTACCTTTGGTGTTTGTTGCACTGAAGTTAAATAAGTTAACCCCCTAGCATATTTGAAAACCCGCAGCCCTTGACCATCATTAGCGTCTTCATGACATTCAAATTTATAATCACAAAACGAACACCCTTTAGGCAACTTCATGTTCCCGCTTTTGCCTTCGGGCACAGAGGTATAACAAAGACCTGGAGGCGTGGATAAATCTAAAGACTTCTTAAGGCTATCTATCTTTAGGACTACATTAGGTTTGTCTAGGTCTTCTGGTTGAAATAAGCAAAGCTCCCCCGACTCTTTAGAGATAACAAGGAAGCCCCCATTAGAAGTACCTTCAGCCTCTTCGTAAGAAGCAAGCTGTGCTAGGTATCCGAAAGGGTCGTCATCGCTTAGAGATCCGTTCTGAAATTTATTGAACCCGAACCTAGAAGCTGTCTTAACATCCACAACTTCGCCATCGATCTTGCAATCTAGATGGCCTTTGATACCATTAACAGTAGCTTCCTTTTGTTCATCTGTTACTTCATGCCCTGCTAAACGTACAAGCATTAGGACAATAGATTCTAAAATATGTCCATATAAAAACCTTATGTGGTTTGAAGGTTCAAAATTACTGACACGGTTAGCTTTCTTCTCAAACCACAATTGCCTGGCTGGTCTGCCGAT